GCCCGTTAATTATTTCGAAATCTTTTGTTACATGTATTGGATTTTCATGCAAAAAGTTGGATTCTAAAATTTGTTTTTTCAGATATGCCACATGGTTAGCTTTGATCAGCCTGTTGCGACGCAACAGCTTAAATTTGTCATAGTCGGTTGTTTTCTTCATCGCTTTGCTCCTTTTTGGAACCAGCATAATATTTTTGTGAACATTTGTAAACATAAATAAACATGTTGCTAGGTAAACGCGCTCATGGTATAATTGTGGCATGAGCGAGCAACAAGCAGCAACAGACAGCATAGAATCATATGCTATTTTAAATGCGTTGACGATGCGGGAGCTTGCGCGACTTTGCGGATATGCTCCGCAATATTTTAGCCAATGCAAGAATGGCTCACGTCCGATGACGGAGCGCATGAAGCGCATTCTCTATCTGCGCACAAACGGCGAGGTAAACCTAATTGACAAAGCTTGACCCACGCCTTAAAGAAGCGCTCAAAAATCGCGAGTGGCGCCTCAACAACCTTTACTTCATCAAGAATAAGCAAGGACAGCGCGTTCAATTCAAGATGAATTGGGCGCAAAAGGAGCTGTTCGACAATTTGCACAACCGCAACATCATCCTCAAATGCCGTCAGCTTGGCTGTACCACATTCTTCGCGATCTACTTCCTTGATCATTGTCTCTGGAATAGCAACATCAACGCCGCCATCATCGCCGACATTCAAGCCAACTCAAGGGAGATTTTCATTGATAAAGTCAAATACGCCTACGACAACCTTGCGCCCTTCATTAAAGAGATGGTACAGGCACATCGAGATAGTGCTACGGAACTCCGCTTTTCTAATGGGAGTGTGTTTAGAGTATCTACAAGCCTGCGATCAGGCACCGTTCAGATGTTGCATATCTCTGAATTCGGCAAAATTTGCCGTGATGAACCGAAGAAGGCAGACGAGATTATATCGGGTGCTCTTAACACAGTGGAAGCTGGTCAATTTATCACGATTGAATCGACGGCAGAGGGCAGCGCTGGGCATTTCTATGAACTGTGCAAACGGGCTGAGGCGCACCAAAAGAGCGGTCAGCCCCTAACTCCGATGGATTACAAGTATTTTTTTTTTCCATGGCATCGAGAGCCGAGTTACAAGCTCGGTGCATATGTTGAGCCGAAGAAGGAGATGAAGGAGTATTTTGAGAAGCTAGAGAGCAAGGGAATCATGCTCGGAGGCGAGCAGCAAGCATGGTACATGAAGAAGTATGAGGAACAGGGCGATGCGATTTATAAGGAATTTCCTTCGTTGCCCGAAGAATGCTTTCAGGCCTCTGCCAGTGGGTTATATTATGGGCGTCATATTACCTTGGCTCGTCTTGATAAGCGGATTTGTCGCGTACCATATGATTCGAACACTTTGGTTCATACTGCATGGGATTTGGGATTCGGCGACTCAACTGCTATTTGGTTCTTCCAAGTAGCAGGGCAGGAAATCCACGTCATCGATTTCTATCAGGACAATGGCAAAGCTCTCGCCGACTACATCCATTACGTGAAGAGCAAGCCTTACATATACGGCGAGCACATAGCGCCACATGATATCCAAGTGCATGAATTTTCAACTGGGAAAACGCGCATGGAGGTAGCCCGCAATTTAGGGTTGCATTATACTATTTGCGAAAAGTTGTCAGTGATGGAGGGGATCGACGCTGTGCGCGGGGTGTTCCCTAGGTTTTGGTTTGACGAAGCCAAATGCGAAGAGGGTATCCGCATGCTCGAGAACTATCGCAAGACGTGGGACGATAAATATGGGCGCTGGAGCGACAAGCCTTTGCATAACTATGCTTCAAACGCAGCAGATTCGATGCGCTATTTGGCGGTTGGACTAAACAAAATCACAAGTGCGAAGGGGTCGGTCAAGTCCGATTTTGACGCAGTAAGAAAATATTGGGGGGGATGATGACAAATCTTGAACTAGACAGCGTCGAGCGCGAAATGCGTAGTGATCAGCAATATTATGCGATTGTGAAGCGCGACCGCGACCCTTGGCTGACAAGGAAGCTTGCTCTCTTGCTTGCGATTGGCGCCATGATCGCTATTCCCATGTATGCGGACTCTGTTGAATTTATGTGTCCTCACTGCGAGCAGGATATCGAGCTTGTTATATCGTTGCCTGCCTATGATCGAGGGCACTTCTTCCCTGACACATGGACATGCAGCAAGTGCGGATATGAGAACTACGAGGGGATAAACTATTGTGCAATGTGCGGAGGACGATGAGAAAGCTTATTAGATATTTGTGTTCATTCTTCACCTCTCGAGAAGATGTTTCGGACTATCATCGCATCGAGGGAATGGATTATATTGACCGAGAAGAAATGTACAATGAAATGCGAAAAAATAACTATTGGAGATAAGAATGAGAATTTTAATTGGTGCGCTACTAATGTGCTCGGCTGTCTGTCATGCGACACAATCCGGGACATATACCGTTGATAGAAATGGATGGGTTGTCTACGATCGCGACATGCAACAGGATGATCTAAAGATCGAAATACAAACAGATACGTTCAGTAGTAAAGGAATGTTTGACAGCTTAAAGGGGTGGTTTGAATGAAGCTACTGACTAGCATGATTTGGCTGGGTATCGTCGCTATCTCGCCGTTAATGGGTGAAAATGACCAGTTACGGCTAATTAGCGAGAAATCTTATAGCATATACAGCGACTGGAGAGCGTATGGAACATTTGTACTTGCTCCTTATACTAACTGTGATAACCCCGATACCAATATTCTAGGGCTTGAGGGTGAAGTAAAACTTCCCTATACCGTGCCCGAAGGATATGAGCTGACGATCGACTACTTGCAGATTGAAGGGCCAGATGCACCACAGGTGGGCATGATGCTGTGGCTTGGCGACTACCCTTGCGAAAACAGCAAAGCCGTCATTAGCTGTACCACGGCTGGCGGTTCGACGCAGCTTTGTGGGATGACCATCACGATACCATCAGGGCAGATCGTCAATATCCGCGTGATGAACAACACGGCGATACCATGGTGTAACGGATTCTATCTTCAAGGCTTTCTTAGCAAACAACCGAATGAATGGGGGCTATAACATGTTTGGAATAAATGAAGTGAAAGCGATGATTAGCGCAAGCGATGCGCGGGCTTTGCGCCAGCACCAAGAGACAATGGAAGAGCTACACGATCTTAACATGCAACTTGAAGGGCTGCACGACGTGCTTGAACGTGTCATTTCTGATTTAAAACCTGTACAAGCAAAATCCGAAACAAAACCGTCCAACGTTAAGGTGAAGAAGTGAAAAAATACGTAATAAAAACTGGCGACGACGAGTTAAGCATCTATTGCCATCACATTGAAATTAACGAAGGTGGACACCTTGAGCTATTCATTGATACCGTCCTCGAAGCTTGCTTCACGGAATGGGATTATTTTCATCGTGTACTGCCTTTAAAGAGCGACGAGCTCAATGCAGAGGACGTGATGCGCTACTATCAAGGCTTCTCCTATCTACCGCCAAAAGCGAGGGAAGAGGGCGCAGTGGCTAAAATTGTCGATGCGCTCAAGGAGCTACACGATGCCGTCAATGCTGAGTGAAAGCGAGAAGAAGCAGCCCATCTGCTTTGCCTGTGCCGACAAGCTATCGCTGACCTTCGACCATGTGATTGGGGAAAATAGTAAATGGTTTGATACATGCGAATTTTGCGGGATTGAGAAGCTTGTCTTCATGCCAACAGAGGCAGAGAATGTTTAGCTCATGTACCACGTGTACAAGGAGTTTGGGAGCACGCCTGAACCGCGTAGTTCTCCATTAAAGGCTTGCTGTTGAGCCACCTTAGTGAAATCAACATGAGTGTTTACAAGATTTGGGCTGGGGGTTCCTGGCCGTCTTGTTTGTGTTGCATGGATGCAGTACCTGAGCACAGATCGTAAGCTGGGCTGATTACGGGCTGCGAAGTGTAGCACGGCTGGGGGACGCTCCAGCTTTTTTTGTTATGCGTAAAAAACGCAAAATCTTAGGTATGTTAATGTTGATATGCCTAAAAAAACAGGAAATTTCGACATGGACGTGATTTTGATTAAGCACCTGCACAACATTGGCAAAGCCCAACACATGATTAAAGAGCTGCTCAATCGCGACATCTTTGACACGCTAAGCAAGCATAATGAGTGGTGGGGAAGCGAGAAGGACGACGAGGCTAGCGAGAAGCTTGAGGATGTCCGCTGTACGCTAAACGGTATACAATACGAGCTATGGGAGATACAAGAGGCATTGAGCTTGCCGGAGGATGAGGAATGAGTTTAGATGACGCATTTGGTGAAGTTATGGGGGGAAGTGGAGAAATAATTATAGATCACGATGGTAAAATTATTGAAACCATGCTTTCAGGTAAGGGAATAAAAGAAATTCCTGATTACAAGGGCGATATTGTTGTTACAAATAAACCACTAGAAGATATGTGCTCAATACGTGTTGTGCATGGTGACAAAATCAAATTTTTATATGTTGGTGCGTCTCAGTATTTTGGTAATAGTATATTTTTTGACGAAACTTTTCTTTTAGATGATGCAATCGCGATTAGGGATGCATTGACTAAGTGTATAGATGAAATTAATGGCACATTTTGTAATAAGATGGAAAAATGATAGTGTTCACCCTCGACGCCCTCGCACAGACGGCATTTGATTGAGCCTTCAAAAAATGAGGGTTTGCAATGATTATTTGAGTGAACCATGTGGTTATCACCGATCAATTGACATGGTATTCAGTAGTCACTGGCCAACAATAACCATGTTCCGCAAGTGCGATGTGTTTGTCTTGGATTGTAATCAGGGGAAGTAAAATGAAATGTGATTGTACCTGCCAATATTGCAAGTTAAAAGTAGACGAGTATTTCTGTTCTACATGTGGATATAATTTTAACGAATGTGAATCATTTAACAAATTCGATCATTTTGTATTTTGTCCTAAATGTCACCCTAAAAAGGAAAGCTTAAATTGTAATCAGGAGAATTTATGAAATGGAACTATTATAAAGACATTCAGCCTGAACACGGTCGGTTAGTTGTGCAAGTTTTTCCTAATGAAGGAGATGGATATCGAATAATAGGTATGATGAAATATTATCAAACTTGTAGTTCACAAGATTTAATGAAATACTATGAAGATAATGATTTAACGGAATCTCTTCGTTTTTGGTGGGTATATGCTGAAGATTTTCCTTTTCCAGATAGTGGATGTGATTATAATGACAATAAGTGTAGTAAGTAAATATTGTGACAAGTGCCACAATGAGGTTACCCATGTTCTCCGTACAGCCAACGCTAGAATTGCATCCGCATCAAGAATTCCATTTCGCCGATGATACCGATTCCGGCGGTTGCTGTTGCTGTTGGAGATCGAAGAGCAAGAAGCCACGGGAATACTACGTCAACCACAAAGCCGAGTTAACCCCCATGCGCAACACGACAAGCAAGGTGGAGGCGAGGATTGTTGCAAATAGACGGCTTGCGGAGATCGTAAAGAGCAAATTTGAGGATACGCCGATCGAGGACAACCTATTGTTCGACAAGCTACGCGAGCGTATCAACTACAGTTTTGAGAGCGAGCGCATAACCGAGGATCGATTGATCGAGATCATACAGGCGATACGGGAGATTAAAGCGGAGCTCAGCTCAGGGGAAAGCATTAGCGAGTAACAAAAGACTTGAAAATTGGCAACGAGGAAAATGACAATGTGTGACGCCTGTACGCAACCCTACCCCGAACCGCTGTTGCCATGTAGCTGCTCATGGTGTCAGGATGAGGGAAGTCGGTTACAAAATGATGCCAACTCAATGTCCAGTGAAATGGACGATAACCCCGAAACGGTACAAAAAATTGAACAATAATCAAGATATCCAACAATTGCGAGGAATTCTAATGAAACTTGGTCTTGTCATGCTAACTTTTGCGTTGATATTGGGTAGTTGCGCCTATTTAAATAAAAAGTTTAATTTACCTGATGACAATTTGGTTGAGCAGTCGGTTGAAGAAGCTATTGAATATGAATCAGGAGTAGCAGTTGATTTGACGCCTGGGGACTGATGGAGATACCAAAAAAGATTTGCAATACATGCAAGATTTTACTTCCTTTGTATGAATTCTACCATTCCTCTAAATATTACGACGGGCATATGTCGCGGTGCATTTCCTGCATGAAAACACACAAGTCCCCTTCCCTTCTTGACAAGCTCCGCAAAGCTGGGATTACCTACGCATCCAGTGATTTTTCTACTACATAGATTTCTTTACATTTAAAAGATTTACCTTGGATAGTAGGGATTAATCTACATGTAGGTATCTTTTGAAAAATAATGACCCTATTTTCTGGCCAGGTGAGCAGGTCGATTTATCTTTGCGTCAAAAGATGGATCGCAATTACAACGATTGCATCAATATTTTGCAGACTCAGTGGTATCAGGGCGACCTTGACCAGCGCTTTGCGATGGGGGATCAGGATATCTGGGGGTTAATATTCCCAGGTGTTGCCACATATCGCCGTAAAATCTTCAACTTCAACATGATCAACAGCACAATCCAGATGGTGACGGGCTATCAACGACGCAATCGCAAGACGACGGTTGTTATTCCTGTGATGCCGGAGATGCAGAAGACGGCAGATCAGATGACAAAATGCCTATTCCATGTGCATAATCAGTCGGGCGCATATCAGGTCTATTCTGATGCGTTTGAGCAAGGATCGCTTATCCAAGGCTTGGGCTTTGTTTCGGTATACAAAGATACCACCAACGATCCAGTATCAGGTGATATCAAACTACGCTACATCGACATGAAGTCATGTCTCTTTGACCCGTATTTCCGTAAGCACGATGGCTCGGACATGCGGTTCTTCCGTACAAGGCAGTTTTTCGACATTGACGAAGCTGCCAATCTCTACCCACAGTTCCGCGATGAGATTCTAGCCCTTCCGCGTGGCTCCTATCGCGATGACAAGTTCTATTACATGCCTGAGGTCTATCAAATCCAGTTCCCCAATTTAGTGGCTCTGGATGAGTATTGGTATCTCACTAGTCGCGAGTGCACCTACCTCGTCGACAAGGAGACGGGGGAGACGCAGGAGGCGCCAGCCGATGAGGAAGACTTGCGAATTATCCTCTCGCAATTTAAGGATCGTTTAAAGATCATCAAACAGCCGAAGCCGACTTACCGTCGAACTATCATTCTTAACGATCGAGTGCTAATTGATGAACCGAATCCTTACAAAATTGATCGCCTTCCTTATGTACCTTTCCTTGGGTATTTCTCTGCTGATACTCCTTATTATGCTTACAAGTTTAGGGGTATTGTGCGAGATTTGCGCGATACTCAATACCTGTTTAATCGCCTTAAAGTGGCGGATTTGGACATTTTGGAGAGCCAGCAGCAGGGTCTTAAAGTCAAGAAAGGTGCTCTTGTAACGCCTGACGATGGGCTCAATCAAGGGCATGGTCGTATGTTGGTCATCGATGACAAGTATCAGATGTCGGACGTTGAGCCGATGCCGATCATCCCTCCCGCGCCTGCCATGTTGCAGATGGAAGAGATGCTCAAGCAGACGATGCGCGAAATTAGCAATGTGAACGAGACATTGCTAGGCACTGACACAACCGATCAATCCGCCATCCAAACGATGATTCGCAATAGTGCGGGGATTACGACGCTGACGCGTCTTTTCGACCAATTCGACGAATCGCAGCGCCTTTGTGGCGACATCATTATTGAAATGATACAAAAAAACTGGACATATGGCAAAGTCAGACAGGTTATTGGCGAGGAGCCTTCGTCAGAATTCGACGACAAAGCATTCTTTAAGTACGGATGCAAAGTTGTACAAGGGATTCTTACAGAGTCTCAGCAGCAAATGGAACTGCAGCAGTTGCTCTACCTTCGTGAGACTACCGGAATTAACATACCATCCGAAACCATTCTCAAAGCCGCAACCCTACAGAATAAAGACGATCTCATTAAAGCGGTCGTTGAACGTGAGCAGGCAGAACAAGAGCAAGCTCAGCAAATGCAGCAGCTTCAAATGCAACAGCTCCAAGTTGACACCGAAACGAAACTCGCCTATGCACGCTCCCAAGATGGTCTGGCAAAAGAACGCGTAGCCAAGATTCAAACGGATAAGGCTGTAGCAGTCGATAAGCTGCGTCGCGCCCATCAAGAGGATACCCATAGCGCCTTGAACGTCATTAAGGCGCTGAAGGAGCTGCAAAGCATGGATTTGGACAATATGGTGAGGGAGCTGGAACTCATCAACGGCATCACGCAGGCAACGCAGGCGTCTACCCCAACCGAACAAGCAGGCAGTATGCCAACCGAGCAGCCGAAAATGGAACAACAGAGCCGTTTACAATCTGCAATGGGAATGTGAAATAATCCTTTGCAAAAATAGTTTTACTCAATAAGTTAAAGAAAAGTAACAACCTCCATAGGGGATAAGAAAATGAATAAAAAAGGCTACGTTCAAGGCGACATGAAGGCAGATGTTAGCGATTATCAAAAACCGATGTCTAACTACAGCCAAGCAGACGCAAACAAAACAACCGAATATGTATCTCGCCAAAACGCATTTGTAGGCAAAGAGTCCTCTAAGATTAAAGGGCAAGCTTACAAGGGACGTTACTCCTAATGGCAAAAGTTGCAATTCAGAAAGGCAAAGTCAAAGCTAAGCAGATGACCCAGAACATGGAGTCGACTGCTGAAAAGATGGCAAAGGGCAAGAAGCAGAATAAAGCCCTCAAGTCCGGCATGGAACTTAAAGCCAAAAAATATTAGTCAGTAGTTAGTTTTTTCATTCAGTATCCTCCTTTTGGCGGCTGTAATATCCCCACATATTATAGTCGCTTTTTTATTTTAATTTGATATAAAGTTAAAATATTAACAAGGAGTCCTAATGGAACATCAAAGCAAATACGATCCCACAAGAAAGACAGTAGGCGCCATCTACCGCGATGCGCAAATCAACAACACCGAGGACTTCATCGAAGTTGGCGACATGTCGCGCGAGCTGATGAGCAGCTTGATCGAAGACTTGATCGATACCGTTGAAAGCAAGCCTTTCGGCGATAAGCCTTTCTATGTCACTATCCATGAAAGCCGCGATTTGCAGATGAAGAATGCCTTTAAGCGTCGCATGATCACAACGCTGTATCGTCCGTGGCCGGAGGATGACACGGTGGTCTTCTTCGTCGATCCCCCCTCTAATGAGGTGCGATTCTGCTGGTGCCTACCGCATCATACGCAGATGGACAACATCCTAGCCAATGAGGAGCTTTATAAGGATCAGGTGGCGGAGGTGAAGGCGTATAAGGCGTTTGATATGCACTTTTTTGGCTTTACAAAAGATGCAATGGGCAACTGGTTCCCTAACGACAAGTTCCAAGATAAGAAGCTGGAGGCCAAGCGGGCGCAAATTCTCACGCCAAATCAACAAATCCTTACTGCCTGAAGAAGAAGATTTAATATATAGATATTCATCATCTTAAGGCGTTGTGGGAAATGTTGTAAGTGGCACTTTTCCCATGTTGTAAGTGTTGTTTACAAGTTGTTCATGGGCTGTTGGTGAGTGTGATGTTTTGTCGACAATATTGCACTTATCAACGGCTATGAACAGCTATTGACAAAGTTATCAACCATTGTATCTCGGCCATGGGTTGAATTTTCCCCCAGTGATTAGCACTTTCCTTACCCAGTATTCCTTTCTCTGTTTTTCCCATCCAATATGGGCGCATTCATCGCAACAAAACGCCGTCTTCGGCGGCCTGACGATGGTTCCGCAGATTTTGCATACTTTGGGCTTCTTCTTAGTGGCAGGCTCCTTGATGGCGGCCATTTTGCGCTTATATACGCATTTATAGCACTCCGCCCCTCCTAATAAAAAATCGTCAACCTCTCTATCTTCCCCACACAATGTACACAGCATGTTAACTCTTAAGTTTAATGTTGACGTAAATCAAAATTATACATTATCGGTTAATTAAATTTCCAATTATCTAGAGTTGGAAATTATCGGCAGTCACTCGCTCTCGCCAAGCGTAAAGGAAAAACATGACCGACGTTATAGAAGATCAAATGGGTGTACCTGAGTCCCCCGCTCCAGTAACAGAAAGCCATGATGTGCCAGTGGTACAGGAAAACGCAGAGCGCCAAGAGGCCAATAGGGCTTGGGCTAAAATGCGTGTAGAGAACCGTCAACTTGCAGATGAGTTGAAGGCGCAAAGACAGGAATTTGAACGCTGGAAGGCGTCACAAGCTCCCAAAGAGGTCGACGAATTCGACAGCATCGGTGATGAGGAATATATTCCTAAAGGCAAGGTCGCGAAACTTGTCAATAAGAAGGCCGCCCACATCGCCGAGGAGATCGCCGAACGCAAAGTCAACGAGATGATGGAGCGTCAGCATCAGTCGCAATTCATGGATCGTCTCAAGCGTCAATACAACGATTTTCAAGAGGTGGTTACTCCCGAAACACTGGCATTGCTCGAAGAAAAGAACCCAGAGCTTGCCTCTACGATTGCGGAGCTGAAAGATCCCTACAAAATAGGTCTCCAAAGCTACAACTACATCAAAGCGCTGAATTTAGCCGAAAAAGTAGGCGACTCGCGCAGGTCAAAGGAAGTGGACAAAAAGCTTGCGGAGAACGCTAAAACCGTTCAATCCCCACAAGCTTATGACAAGCGTCCGATGGCTCAAGCGTTTCGCATGACAGATGCGGAGAAGTCAGCCATCTACCAAGAAATGATGGGTTTCGCACAACAGGCAGGCGGTGGGTTTTAACCATTAAAGGGTAAAACCATGACTGTTTCCATTTCAACCATGCCGCCGCAAATTCAGCAGCGGTACAATGCGAAGCTGTTGTCTACACCAGAACGTAACTTAGTGCATATGCTCTTTGCTACGCCTGTTGAACTCCCAGACAACCAAGGCTTCATTGACCGTCAATCGCGTTATGACAGGTTAGAACTGTTCGACGTGCCTTTGGATGACGGACAACTAAATCCGCCCGCGCAAACGCTTAACCGCGTCGATGTCGACTGCCGTGTTAGAGTATATGCGACTTACGTGGTATTGACCAGACAGGTTAGTCTATATGCAGAAGAATTAGTGAATCTTTTGGTTGCCTAATACATATACAATCCTGTATACTATAACAATAGTATCTAGGAGGATATATGGAAAAAGAGCAGTTGGATTATGCCTATTTGGCAGGAGCTATGGAAGGTGATGGATCTTTTTATATCACTAAAAGATCGGGTAAGTACCTTCGATACGTTGCTGGAGCGGCTATTGGTAAAAGTGGTAAAGAATTAGCGGGTTTTTTTGTGAGCTGTTTTTCTGGAAATACATCCGTTTATGGTGAGCACTCAAGATGGAGCATATCGTCCTCTCAAAGGATGATCCCATTTCTTGAATGCATTATTCCATATTTGGTCATGAAGAAGGAAAGAGCTGTTTTTCTTCTCAACTGGCTTAAGGATGGGATGCCTAATAAGGAAGAGTGTTTTCAGGAGATGAAGCTTTTAAATTTGGAATGCGTGAAAAATATAGATGAGGCTGATTCATCCTTGTTGGATGAAGATCCAATTAAATGGGCATACATTGCTGGTTTGATGGATACAGATGGATCTTTCATGATTTCTAAGCGCTTTGGTCATAATGGGATGAAAAGCCCCAATTATATCCCCAAAATTAGCTATGGAGAGAAGGATTCAAGGACACCTTCATTTATAAAGCGCACATTTTCTAGCGGGGTTATTGCAATCAAGGATAATGACAAGGTGGTTAATGGCCGTTTTGTTTGGGAGTTGGTTGTGAAGGAGGATATTTGCGAATTTATTCGACGTGTCCTTCCCTATTTAAAAGTAAAAAAAACAAATGCTGAAATTTTGCTAAATTTTTGTGAAAATTTTAAAGCTGTTCGTAAGGGGCATCGTTTTGGTGTTCCAAAGGAAGAGCTGGAGTTTCGCGAAAAATGTTACCAAGATCTAAAGGTTCTTCAAAGACGAGGCAAAAAATGTGACCTGTATAAACCCTCTCTGATTGAGGTGGAAGGCTAAGGCGCAAGCTATGCCGACACTGCGGAACTCGCAAGAGACCGTCAGAGACTAAGCGAGAGGGACACTGGAAACAGTGTATGCGATAGTCCGATCAATCCAACGAAAGGGATTGAAGAAGGCAGAAATGACCTTCTCCCACTATTGTGGAGTAACAATTGTGACAATCACGAATGAGGACCCAATCCTCAACAGCGCAGCAGCCCGTCTTGGACAGGCGATGCGTGAAACGCAAGACGTGCTAGTCCGCGACTCCCTCGAGTCAACAGCTAGCGTGATCAACTGCGTCGGTGGGACAAACGGTAGACAGATTGCCGTTTTAAAATCAGACCTGATTGAGGTGGAACTCCTCGCTGCGTAAGCAGACGGACAACACTGCGGAACTCGCAAGAGACCGTAAGAGAGCAAGGCGGTCAGACACCGGAAACGGTGAAGCGGTGCTCCGAACTTCGTAGAGATACGAAGAGATTGGCAGAAATGACCAATCCGCCAGTAAGTCCATAGAACAGGGACATATTGGTCAACAAGTAACAGAAAGGATCTACCAACAGAGATGTCGATCTCTGATTTGGACGACGTTGTAACTGTTCTACAGAACAACAGCGGTGAATATATCACCAATATGATCGAAGCCGAGAACAAATTCGGTACCGGCCCTATTGGCGATGCGTACGGTATGATGTTAACAACACGTATGATTCCAGTATTGAACAACGTGTCTGGCTTCAAACGTAAGTTTGAATATCCAAACATCAGCGGAACACTTTCAACAGAATGGGGCGGCGTCAACAACGTGCGCGCGTTCGTGTCAGAACAGGGTTCTGTTACGCCAAACGCATCGTTGCTCGGCAATGATGTTGCTAACTGCTTCGTAGCGGCTAAAGAGTCCTACAAGGTGGTATGGCAGGCGGGCGGCAAGGCTAAGTTTATTTACTTGCCTCCAGGATACAATAATGATCCATATGTAACTGAGTTTCAACAGTATGTGGATTTAAAACCTTCTCTGATTGACTTGGAAGCCTACGGCGTAAGCTATGGCGACAGGGCGCAAGCGCAAGCAGCGTGAGAGACTAAGTGAGAGGGACGTCAGTAATGGCGTATGCGATAGTCCGAACCGTTCAACGAAAGGAACGGAAGTAGGCAGAAATGACCTACTCACTCGAACGAGTGGTAACAGATTGGTATGTTGAGACACACAGCAGGTTGTTCGTTGACTGATAAGGCGAACATTAAATCTTGGGTGATTGACTTGGAAGCCTGTGATTATGCAATAGCTGCATAATTATGGCGACAAGGCGGAAGGAATGTGATACACTTACTCTGATAACAATGGAGTTAAAATGAGTAAGGTGTGTACTAAATGTAAGACAGAAAAACCATTTAACGAGTTTCGCAAGAGTACTCGATATAAAGATGGACATTATTCTCAATGCAAAAAATGTATTAGAGAGTATGAGAAAGCAAACGAAGATCGCGAAATAAGGTTAGAGTATCGAAAACGGTACCGCGAACGAAATAGAGAAAAGATTCGCCTTAAAGATAGAGAAGCTTATGCAAAGAACCCTGAAAAGTTTAGAGCTAAAGCTAGAATAAGCCAAAAAAAATACTTCAATACTCCTAAAGGGAGGGTGAAATACAAATTAGAGGCTTTAAAATTAAGGCAGTTGTATCCAGAGAAAGCAAGGGCAAGAAGCCTTCTTAGCAACGCAGTTTGTAAAGGAAGGATTCAAAGACCTAAAAAATGTTCTCTTTGTTTCTCAAGTGAAGGTGTGATTCAAGCACATCATTACGATTATTCTAAGCCTTATGATGTAATCTGGGTCTGCAAAAGCTGTCATATAATGGTGCATAAAAGGATCAAATCCACCGTGAGAGACTAAGCCCTGAGACCCCACAAGGGGATGCGATAGTCCAAACTACAGAGGAAACCTGTAGAGGGGAATCCGAAGCGGTTCCCCCGCCATCGAAAGATGGTCAGTAGGAATTGCCACCCGAAAGTAATAGCATGTTTACCAAGGCCAGTGCATTACAAACGATTTGTGGTTACAAAACCTCAGATCAACCGGAATTTAAGGAGATAAACTATGTTGCCATATTCAATTGTTGAAGGTGGATCGTTTACCTCCGATTCCACATTACAAAAGCAGGTTGCTTTATCATGCGAGCCAGATTTTTTCTGGATTCGCAATAGAACGGCATGGGGCGACGATGCGGCTGAGACTTCGGTTGAGAGCTGGTATCGTCGTGGCATGGCAGCTGGTGCGGCGCAGACTGTTGATCAGGCTGTGACGACTGGTATTATGTCAACCGAGGCTGTAACAAGCGGTGGGTTTACGTTTATTGACACGTCAAATCCTCCAAGTTTTGCTGCGTTGGCGACAACGGCGATTTCTGGTATTGCGGGTACATTTGTTTGTACAATGGCAAATACTGGTTCTATCGCTGTTGGCGATTATGTTCGTCTTTATGCGACGACTGGCGAATTACAGATTGCGGGTTATGTATTCCAAGTGACGGCTGTTAGTGCAAACACCAGCATCACATTGGGCTACATGGCATCTGGCGGTCAGACATTCGCAGCGGATGCGACGGCGGGACAGGTTAAGAAGTTCATTCCTAACTTGATGTACCCACGTTGGCAGTATATTGCGAATATCAGCGCGGCGGCGCAGGCTGTTGTTCATTTCACTGCGAAGAACGACTTTACACCTGGTGAGATTGTATCTTTCCGCGTGCCGAGTGAGTTTGGAATGGATGAGATCAACAATCAGCAAGCGCGCGTTTTGAGCGTAACAAACAGCTCCACTGTATCATCGATCACTCTTGATCTTGACACAAGCGGATATACTGCTTTTGCGTTCCCAACAAGCGCTGTTGCCGCGGCTGGTGTCAGCCCTGCTGTGTGCGTGCCATCATCTTCGGGTGTTGTGCCGCTTGCTGGCAGTGCGACAAATCCGCAACAGCCTCCTGGAACCAACTTGCTTGATGCATTTGACAACAGGAATAAATTCGTTATGTACTGTGGCTCCAATGTTCTTACATCGTCTAGCGCGGTGTATGACTGGGTTGCTTGCAAATACGATAATTTTGTTCAGGAATAGTCTTGATGCCCCCTCTTCGGAGGGGGTTTTTTTATGTAAACCCGCTTTACTTTGAAAGGAATTATTATGCAGATTATTGAATATAAAAAGTCGACGATGCACACGGCACATCCTGAGAAAAGGGATGAGCTGATTAAGAAGATGAAGAAAGAGCACGAGAAGCTTGTTAAGGGCATGTTCGAATTCGTCGATGCGCAAGGTGGATGGCTGGATTTCACTTATCGATGGTTCAAAGAGGACTTGTTGATGACGATCAAGCTGACACATGGCGAAGTGTGCGAGTTGCCGATGGGGATTGTTAAGCATCTTAACAACACCTACAAGAAAGTCCGTGTGCTATCACCCGAAATAGGGGCTAATGGCAAACCTGTTCTTACTTGTACAAAGACGTCGAGAGTTAGATTTACACCGATGGAAGTGATGTAATGGCAATAGCAACTTTGCAGGCGATCATTGACAAAGTGCGTAGGCTGACTGGTAGCGCTAATGCCTTCCAGTTGACTGATGCCCAGATCATCGACTACATCAATAGCTTTTATCTCTATGATTTTCCTGCACAGTTTAGATCGCTCAAGTTGAAGGACAAGTATACTTTCAACACCATTCAGGGAATTGATACTTACCCATTTGACAGCGAGCATTATTCGACTATTGAGATGCCTTGCTATTGCATGAAACGGGAGATCAAGCTCTTTCAGGATTGCTGGTCGTTCTATGGTGCCAACTTCAACTGGCAGACGCAGCAGAATTTCACTACTGCTGATGGAACAGCAGGCCCTTACAGTGGGACATTGACCTCTACGCCGATTATCCGAAGCGTTAATAATAATCCTATTGTGCAGACCACGATGGCGTCCTCGGCGAACTATCTGTCATCTCCCTCTAAACCCAGCTTCCAGCAGGCGATTCCTGGTAGAGTGCAAAATCTGCTTATCACTGTAAACACAGCAGCAGGCACATTGAATGTGACGGATGACGGCGCGCAAGGTGCAACAGGCACACTGATAGGGGATTGTTTAGCTGGAGGGACGATCGACTATCAAACGGGTGCAATCGCTGGCTTGACATTCACAGCGGCAGTGCCATCAGGGCAGCCTATCCAGTGTCAATACAATGCCGTTCAAGAGAGTATCCCTCTTGCCATCATGTTCTTCCAGAACCAATTCACGCTGCGCCCTGTTCCTGATAAGGGTTATACCGTTGAGATGACGGCGTATAGGCTTCCTTCTCAGGTGTTGCTTGGTACTGATGAGCCAGGTGCCCCAAATTATGCAGGAACGCCAGAGTTGAACGAGTGGTGGGAGACTTTAGCTTTCGGTGCTGCTAAGAAGGTGTATCAAGACCGCCTTGACCCTGATGGGATGCAGTTGATGGAAGCAGGGCTACAACAGGCATATGCGCTCAATATGTCGCGCACATATGCGCAACTTGGTAAGAGACAAATAGCAACAATTTACAGTGACCAGTTAAGCCAGAACTACGGTACAGGTGGTTGGGGCTTTGGTGCAGGGAGTGTTTAGATGCCATTAGTAAAAGGTAAATCGGAAAAAGCAATTAAACAAAATATTGAAACCGAGATGAAAGTCGGAAAACGTCCCCAAAAGCAGGCGGTTGCTATTGCTTTGAATGTCGCAAAAAAGTCTGGTTACAAACCTAAGAGTAAGAAGGCTAAATAATGACGTATGTACCTTGTCCGAATAGCGGTCAATCTCTTGGCCAGACGCGCGATCAAATGCGCACCAATACCGATTTGCTTAAACAGTCGCTTGCCGTCAACCACGTTGATTTAGGGCTTGCTGATGTTGGTAAGCACAAGTTCGTTGTGATGCCTGTCCAAAGTGCCGCGCCAACGACATTAGCGGGTGAGGCGGCTACCTATACTAAAGATGTTGCGGGCAATAGTCAGGTATTTTTCATCCGAGATGCGGTAGCTGGTACTGAATGCGCCTTGACGTCTGGCGATACTTCTAATGCAAATTTTGCTGCTGTTACTAATGGATGGACTTTTCTTCCTGGAGCTTTATTTTTTCAATATGGAACTAAGGTTGCTCCTGGAAATGGAGCTGGAACTGTAACTTTCCCATTAGCATTTCCAACAGCTTGTTATAATGTGCAAATAACGGGATTAAGAAATAGTTCTAATGTTGATCAAATATATGTCACCTCAAAAAGCACTACGGGTTTTTCATATATTACAACGACTAATAATGCCGGATTTGCTTCTTTTGATTGGACTGCTATAGGAAATTAATGCAACCGCTTCAACCAAACATCATCGCAGGCTACAATCAAGGGGGCTTGGTTCGTGACAAAAAGCCATTCCTGTTGCCCGATCAGGCCTTTGCAAGATTGAACAACGCCTATGTCTGGCGCGATCGTGTGCGCAAGCGCGAAGGGTTGGAGGTGCTTGATCGTTTGCGTCGTGTGTTTGTGGGTCTTTCGCTTGGCCCTGCTCAAGCGTCGCCATGGTCAACCAACATCCTTACCATCACAGGTCTTGTCACCGCTGCTAACAATGCTAATCCTGGCGTTGTTACTACGCTAAATCCGCATGGGTTATCAAATGGCGACACCGTGGTGTTCACCGATATTGTTGGGGCTACAGGGTATAACAATACAGTCTTTACGATAACAGTACTAACTTCAACGACGTTCAGTGTCGGCGTTAATGCTGGGGCATTTGGTGCTTATGTATCCGGTGGTCAATGGATATCAAATCGCAGTCGTTTGACAAGTGAGCCTAATTCATCGATTGAGCCTGGCACTGTTTATTTTAGCATTGGCGCTGCTGTTCTAACGGACTATAGCAAAGCTGGCACGGTCATAGCCGCAACGAATGCCAACCCTTGCGCTGTAACGACGGGTGCGCCACATCTGCTTACGACAGGCGACACTATCACCTTCGCGGGTGTTGGTGGCATGACAGAGCTAAATAGCGGTAGCTATCAAATCACTGTGACAAGTTCGACGACCTTTACCTTAAACAATCTCAATTCGATCGCCTTTCCTGCTTATACTGTTGGGGGAACATGGACTGTAAACCCAGCGATTGGCAATGGGTTCCTAACAAGCACAACCGCGGGCTACAGCGCTACAATCAACTATGAAACTGGCGCGATGGTCATCACGCTTCCCGGCGGCGGTGTTGGGGCAGCTACATTGCTAGATTTCTATTATTTCCCTGGTCTTCCTGTGATGGGGATATGGGAGCGCGAATTAGGGACGATCAACAATGAACAGACAATATTCTGGGATACAAAATATAATTACGTTGATGCTGGTTCCGGATTTCAGCAATGGAATAACACCGAATGGGCTGGCACTGATGCAGATTTCTTTGGTGTGGCGAATTATCGAGGGATAAATCCCTATGATAGGCTGTTCTTTGAGACAAACTTTGTTTGCAATGCCGCCAATCCGATGCGTTATTACGATGGTATTTGGAAGGATTTCGCCCCCTATACGGTCTATACTGGTGTAGCAGCTACTGACTTCAAAATTTACTCCGCTCGCATTCTGATACCATATTATGGGAGATTAGTTGCTCTCAACGTATGGGAGGGAACTGATGCGGGGGGCTATGCCGGTGCGCAGAACTATTTCAACCGTTGCCGATTTAGTCAAGTGGGAAGCCCTGTCGAAGCGGCGGCAGTTGGCCCTCCGGCAACAGGGGCTTGGCGCTCTGATGTCTTTGGCAAGGGTGGGTTTATCGATGCACCAACGAATGAAGCAATCGTTAGCGCGCAATTCTTTAAAAATACTCTGATAGTGCAGTTTGAGCGTTCCACGTGGAATTTACGTTACGTGGGGGAATATGGTCTACCTTTTATCTGGGAACGTATATCGAGTGATTTTGGTTCTGAGTCTACATTCTCAACCGTGCTTTTTGACGGTGGTGTTTTGGCGGTCGGCGACAGGGCTATAGTCTCGTCTGAATCCCTCTCTGTAAACCGTATCGATGAGCAGATTCCCGATCAAGTCTTCGAGTTCAACAATTTGCAGAATGGCCCTCAACGTATTATCGGCTTCCGCGACTTCCAGAAGGAACTAGTCTACTGGTGTTATTCCGATGGGGCTTTGAATCGCAAGTTTCCTAATTATACATTGCTTTATAACTACAAAAATAATACCTACGCCAACTTCCGCAACAACATTACTTTCTATGGAACCTACCAAGACCCTAACGGCATCACGTGGGATTCGCTAACAACATTTTGGGATGACAACGATGTGTTGTGGGATGATGACCCCGACCTGATTCCGCTCTTCCCTTCCACCGTTTCAGGCAATCAGCAGGGCTATATCCATCGCTACGGTTACACAAGTTTTGATGAGCCGTCGCTTGACATCAAAGGCGTGACAATTCCCGCTGGCTTGACAGCGATATCATTGAATGTTGTAAACCACAATTTGGAATCAGGGGATATCATCTACCTAACAGGGTTGAATTTCTCCCAATCAAGCGCTCCAATCGCCACCGATCTGAATGATCGTATTTTCATAGTTGCAGCGCGTACTGATGACAACAATTTTACCATCAAGGAATGGGACGAAGTAAATCAGGTTTACATTGAAAATTACGTCCGCACTCCAACGAATGCTGCAACTTATGTAGGCGGCGGTCAAGTGACCTTGTTCCCTCGTATGTACATTGAGATGAAGGACTTCAATCCCTATGCAGCGCAGGCAAATCAGGTGAAGATTAGCTACATCGACTTCCTCACCGATGTCCCGGTCGACGATCCTAACATCTCTGTCGCCATGTCTATCAACATCTTCGTCAATACATCGCTCGCCTTTCAGGGAAATACCCTAGTAAGCAATAGGAGCGGTTCTACGACGTTGACAGCTCCTTACTATGTACCCGCTTCCGACTATGTATGGCATCGCTTCTATGCCACTTTAACGGGGCAATTCTTGCGTATTGCGATGACGTATAACGATACCTTGATGAATGACATCAATACGCATAAATATGAATGGGTATTGAACGCGATGACAATATATTCAAGAAGCGGTGGTAAGACAATATTCTAGGATTATATGGCCTTCTCAAGCGACCAACCACTTCTGTCAAACCAGCTCGCCATCTCTGAAGATTTCCCCAAAGATGTTGAGAAATATCCCGAGACGATGGGACAGCTCGATCTTACCTACAAGAAGATCGCCAATGTCGTCAACACCAAAATTGGCGGTCTCTATCAGCCCACGGAACTTGCAACATTTGAGCAATACCCTCTTCGCAGCACAACTTTCCCCTATGCCTATCTCCCCAATCAATTCGTCAACGTATACCGTAAAACCATCGATTTCGGAGCACTCCCCAATACAGCGTTGAAGTCCGTTCCACATGGAATCAATTTCACTACAGCTTGCAAAGGAACGCGGATTTACGGTTGTGCCACCGATCCTGTAAATCAGCTTTACATTCCATTGCCCTTCTCTTCGCCAACATTGAATAAAAACATTCAATTGGATGTTGACGGAACCAATATCAACATTACAACGGCTATTGACTATTCGGCTTTTACCATGTGTAATGTAGTTTTAGAATATTCAAAGAATTAGAGGGTAAAATGGGAAAACCAAATTGGATGAGTGGTGTAACTGGAGCGGCAGGAGGGGCAGCGGCAGGTGCTCCATTAGGCCCTTATGGTATGTTAGCAGGTTCTTTAATAGGCGGCGGTGCGGGACTTTATAGTGGAACGAAAGAACCTAAATTAAAAAACCAATCCAATTTTGATCCTTATCAGCAAGGCATTCATCAGCAGCAGGGAGAAGCTTTGCAAGGCGGAGGTGGCTATGCGCAGCTTATTAAGATGTTGCAGGATATGACTGATCCAAATTCAGATTTTCATAAGGCATATGAAGATCAGCAAATGGGTCAATTCAACGAAGTGACAATCCCCAACATAGGTGAAAGATTTGCTGGCGCTGGTGCTAACAGCGGAGCTCTTTCCTCATCTGGCTTCGGTCAAGCCCTTGGCGGCGCAGCAACCGGTCTACAACGCGATTTGTCAGCTAATAAAATGAAAACTATTCAAGATGCGCTTCAACGCCTGACTGGCGAATATGGCAAATATCAAGATCGTACCACCTTCGATAGAGAAGAAACTCCAGGCTATGAAGGATTGGTTCAAAAATTTCTTCCAATATTTATTAAAGCGATTCAAGGAGGCATGTAATGCCGAATCCTGGTCTTATTCGACGTGGTGAGTCTCCTAAAAATAAATTGCCTGGCGTCCTCGGCGAAGCCCTCGGCATGGGGCTTGGTGAATTCACAGGGCAGTATCTTGCAAATAAATCCCTCGATGAGGTTCTAAACGATCCCTCATTGAAAGATGCCCCGATGTCTGAGCGCGCTAGTAAGCTGGAATCAGCAATGCGCGGCTATGGCAAGCGCGGCGAATCCATCCTACAGAAGCGCCTTCAGATCGAGCAACAGGCCGAGCAGGAGAAGGTGCAGGCAGCAGTTACAAAATTGATAGAAGGAGGTACTTTAACTCCTCAAGAAAAAGCCCTCATTCCCCTAGAAATAAATAAGCAAGTGCTTGCTAATAAGCAAAAAGAACAAGAACAGGGCATATTAAAAGAATTTATGGAAAAGCGAAAAAGGCTTTCCGCACCTACTAATGCAGCAGTGACTCCAAGAAGTGGAAGAGTTGGAAATGATCTTAGATTTAATTCAGAAGGGGAGCCAGCAGCAGAACAACAACAATCGCAGCCTATAGAGGAAGAAAAGCCTTGGTCTCCCGAAGAGATTGAGATTATGACGGTGACTAATCCCACTATAGCCAATTCCATGCGTGCTCAAAATAAAGAGATTGATGATCGAAAGAGAGCTGATATTAAAACAGAGTTTGAGCGAGAAAAATTTGAGTATACTAAGGAAAAAGAGGGAGCAGCCCATAACAAGGATTTTATAAATCAAGCTTTAATGGGTTACGATCAATATAAAGCAAATAAAGCCCGATACGGGGAGTTAGATCGCCTTAGTATGAAAAATGATCTTCCCAAACCTGCTCTTGTAGCTACACTTGAAAAATTAGGTATACCTCTTGGGGTTTTGGAAAATGCAGATGCAGAGGCGTTCCAAAAGCTTGCTTTGGATTTAACAACGGGGATCAATGATGATTATAGGGGAAGAATTTTAGAGAAAGAATTTTCTGTTTTTCTTCAAAGGATTCCTCAGTTATCAAATTCTCCTGAAGGTAGAAAGCAAATACTTGAAAACTTGAAAAAGTTAAATGAATTAAAAAGAATTAATTATGATGCTTATAAAACTGTAAAAGAAAAATATAAAGGTAAAGCACTTCCTTTTGATTTTCAGGATCAGGTTTATGACGAAAAAGAAAGAGCAGTTGACGATTGGTCTAAGGATTTTCTTAGTCGAATGGGAAGATATGAAGTAGCTCCTGGAACACAGCTAACCGAAGATGTGATCGAGCGGTATAACGCTATTGCTAATAGTCCAGAGGAAGCCGCTAGAATGGCGCAAGAGGATGGATATGCTTTCTAATGATCTTTTTTTACAGCCAAATCAGCAATCGCCCGATGTAGAGGGTCTTCAAAGTCAAAACACTCCTGATTTAGATGAGGAGCAACGCAAGCGATTACTTGACTTATGGCAAAAGCAAAATCCGCAATCTTCACAGCCTGAGCAGAAACAAAAGCAATTAAATGTCGAGCCATTTAAAAAGAATTTTCAAAAGATAATTGCGCCACAAACGCAAGAAGAAAAGCCTTTAAATACTCAACCTTTTCAAAAATCATTTGAAAAAAAGAAAATGTTGGAAGAGGAAAGTAACACTGATTGGTTATTGCGCGGGCTTACACGAACTGCAAAAGATGTTGGGAGTGTAGTCGGTGGTTCAGTTGGAGATTTAAGAGATATTGCAGAGTTTTTAACATCTGCTCTACCAGAAATGCCAGGCCGTGAAGAGCGTATAGAAAAAAATCCTCTATTAAAATATGGGCAAAAGTTTTTAAAGAGCGTCGTTCCAAATTCACAAGATATTGACGAATTTGCCAATGAAATGACTGGCGGCTACACAGAACCTAAGACAAAAGGCGAAAAGTTTGGATCAGAGGTTGTAAAAACAATCGCTTCACGTAAGCTCGTTGGTGGTTCAAATCGAGCAACCCCATTTGCAAGAGCTGCTGTTGATGTAGGAATCCCTTTAGCGGGAGAATTGGCTAAGGAAACGGCAGGGTATTTTACAGATACTCCAAGCAAAAAAGAAGCTGCCAAATTGGGAACTATGGTGATGTTTGATTTGTTATTAGGAGTCCCTTATGGAAGCACAAGAAATTACACTCAACAATTAACAAACAGAGCAGAGCAGTCGATACCAAATGGGCATCGCGCTCTTTCTCATCCGCAAGACTTAAGAACTTCATTGGCTCAACAGCGCACCCAATTGACTAGGGGAGGGAGAAATGCTACCCATGACCCTGCATTACGTCGAATTGACGAAGCAATTGATTTTATAGATAACGGGATAATGACAAGGGATCGCGCATATAGGTTGCGTGGCGATATCTCACGAGAAGTTCTAGGTCGTGGTGGCTATGAATTGTATGGTAACGAAGCCGCAACAGCCAGTCGCCATTTGCAACAGGTAAGAAGAGAATTGACTAATGGGATGTATCGAGATGCTACGGCAAACAGATATCCAAATTTTATAGAATATGACGCCGCGGCTCGCCGAGCATATCGAGTTTTTCAAGATAGCAATCGAATTAGTAATTATATAAAAAGAAACTATGGCGATCCTGTTAAAAGTCTTTTAGTAAAGTCATTAGTTTATTCTGGAGTAGGAGCTTCAACAGTAGCTTCAGGCGGAGCTTCTTTAGCAGCTTATCAAGGTGCTAAATTGGTAGATAGAATGATAAGAAGCCCAGAATTAGCTGATTTGTATGCACATACTATAAGAGCGGCTTCTCAAAATAATGCTTTAGAGATGAAAAAATATCTAAAAGAATTAGATGAGAAAGCCTACAAAATGGAAAATTCTACTCGGGATAATAATCGTTCAAAGTAGAAGAATAATCATCACTTGTAATTCCCATAATAATAAAAGTTATAAACGAACCTAAAAATATTAACCCCATATTATTTCTCCTTTTTTACAACATCGATGAACATTTCATAAAGTCTATCAGTTCTATTATTTTGTGATTCAATTTTTTTATCTAAATGGAACCATACTCCAATCGTTGTTCCTAATATCGTTAGAATCAAAATAATATTTGTTCCAACGATGATTACAACTTGCATATTTTCCATCATCCCACCTTTGCATCATTAATGTGTTTAACTGCGCAGCATTCTTTTGCTGAGAATGCGCCTTCCAATCTGCAAAGTCTGCGATCGATGTCGGTTATTTTTTCTTCCACCTTATCAAATCTAGTATCGACCTTATCAAATCTAGTATCGACCTTATCAAATCTAGTTTTAAATTCAGAATTCATATGTTTCCAAAGGAATCCCAATAAGGTGAACATTATTGTAAACCCACCACCAAGTACCCATAAAATAATATCTAATTTGTCCATATTTTCCATAAAATCCCCCATTTTTCCAACTAGTGTAACATTTTATAACATAAAAAACAATCACTATTTTCCATTATTCTGCCTTGACATTGCAAGTTTTACACTGCAATTTTTAATTTAACAACAACGAGGTTAACCATGTTGAATTCACGTCCTGTCGATAATCTTGGAGGCCCACGCGTACAAATCGGCCCTACACCCTTCTCCCTTAACCGAATTCCTGCTGGGAGTGACATCAATTACCCTATTGGGCAAATTGTCGTCTATGAGGCTGGAAATGCGTTCTATGGACTTGCTAAGAAGAGCGCCGGCGTTGCAACTTGGGTTCATATGGGTTCGACACTTGGCGGCCCTGTTTACACGTTGACAGGTGGAAGCGGTGGTGCGTTATCGCCATCTTCAGGAAACCTCAACATTCTTGGCACGGCTAGCCAGATTACATCGACTGGCTCTGGTAGCACGATCACTCTAAGCATCCCAGCGGCGTTCGTTGCGCCTGGTTCGATTGCAGCGACGACATCCGTTGCGTCTACAACGACAATGACGGCTGGCACAGATCTTGCAACAACAGCGGGGAACTTGCTCATTAACGGATCCGCAAAGCAATTGCGCGTAAAAGGCGGAGCAGCGACGGACTTTATCGGTCAAACAACACTTGTAGCAGGCACAAAAACAATTGCCAACACCAATATTGCAGCAGGCGACAAGATTATGGTCTCACGCCAAGGCATCAATGGATCAACCGCTTTAGGCGTGTTTGATGTGGCAATCACACCAGCTACGTCTTTCTCTATCACTGCAAGAAATCCTGCGGATGCAACGACACAAGTTAATGACATTTCAATTGTTGACTACGTTATCATCCGTCAAATCTAAGGAATAATATGTCATTTGCTTTAAGCCCATATTTCCGCGAGGCCAAGCCTCTTGAGCAACGCTCCATAGCAGCAGCCGGCATAAGCGGCACATATGCCCTTGTCGGCTCTGTCTTCGGCGAGGGTGTCGTCACATTGCTTATTGTGTCGACGCTGGATCAAACTGTGCAACTTTCATTTGATGGTTCTACGGATTTCATCCCGATGGTAGCGGGTGCGACGCTTGTCATTGACATCAAGGCTAACCAAATTGCACTTGGCGGATGGCGCGGTGTGTATGTCAAGGAAATAGGCAATCCGACTACAGGATCGCTATACGTTAGCGCAATAGGGGTTGAATAGTGTCACAATATTTCCTTAGTGCAGGAGGAGGAGGGGCTGGCGGTGACGTGGTAGGGCCTGCCTCTAGTACCGATAACGCTTTAGTTCGTTTCGATGGCATTACTGGAAAACTTATCCAAAATGGTATTGCTCTTGAAACTGATTTAGGCTCTATCAATAGCCAAGACGGTACAGCAGCTTTACCGACATTTGGATTCCTTTCCGCTGGCGGTGTCGGCGTTTATTTGACAGGCGGAGGAGCGCTAGCTTTCTCCAACGGGTCAATCGGCTGGGTACAATTAAAAAGCGACGGTACCTTTTCTTCTTTCGGCAGTTTTGTATCAACAAATGATACTACGCAGGGTGGCGCCCAGATCGTTACTAGCGTGTCATCCGCCGTTAGCTATGTGGTATTAAACAATAATTTCCAGATCGTCATCACTGACACTTCAGCGCCACGCACGGTAACATTGTCCGCAACAGCGGCACAATATCAGCAATTCCGCATTAAAGACGGCTCCTTTGCCGCAGGAACGAACAACATCACTGTCAGTGTAGCAGGCGGAGTTAAGACAATTGACGGCGCTGCTAGTCAAGTAATCAACGTCAACGGTGGTTATATGACTGTTATGTATGATGGAACCAACTATCTAATTGTAGGATAACGATGCCATATCAGATTCTCCCTCCCGCTGCTGGAGGTACAGGTGTTAAAAATACCGGCACGATTACTTTAGGTGGCAATCTAACTACCTCCGGCGCCTTTACAACCACATTGACGGTGACAGGCAACACAAACGTCACACTGCCGACATCCGGCACACTTGCAACAACAGCATCGATTCCTTCCCTGCCTTTATCCCTTGCAAATGGTGGTACAGCAGCAAATCTAACAGCTAGTAACGGCGGCATTGTTTACTCAGGAGCTTCGGCATTTGCCGTTCTCTCAGGAACAGCAACAGCAAATCAAGTCTTGCTATCAGGTTCTAATACGACGCCGGCATGGTCGACGGCGACGTATCCAGCAACTATTGCACAAGGCGACATCGTCTATGGGTCAGCTGCTAACGTGGTCAGCGGTTTGACAAAAAATGCAAGCGCAACACGATATATTTCTAATACTGGAACTAGTAACAACCCTGCATGGGCACAAGTAGATTTGTCCAATGGTGTGACTGGCAATCTACCCGTTACAAACCTAAATAGTGGCACTTCGGCATCGTCTTCGACTTACTGGAGAGGTGATGGGACGTGGGCTGCTGCTGCTGCTGTAAATCCATATAATGATATTCAACATTACGCATCTGTTAACGAAAGTTTTTTAGGTGTGTCGCCATCATTTTGCAACAATTGGTCAGGTTCAAATTACAATTCAGGTGGAACTTCCGGAGCTGGTGCAGTAACAGCCGGACATCCAGGTACCGCACAGGTTAGCACGGGATCATCTGCCACCAATGCAGGTGCCTGTTATCGTTTAGGAAATGGGTATTTAAATTTTACAGGTGGACAGGTGACTGTCGAATGGCTTGGAAGTTTAAATACGTTATCCGATGGTACTGATACGTATGTTGCCGAGTTTGGGGTTAGCAATGTCAACACAGCTAACGGAGCAATCACAGATGGCGTATGGTGGAGATATACCCACTCTGAAAACTCGGGAAAGTGGACGATCAACACATCAAAAACATCAACACCAACGGCAGCCAACACCTCTAGCACTGTAGATACGTCATGGCATACATATAAGTTTATCGTTAATAGCACTGCTACAAGTGTAGCATTCTATATTGATGGTACACAGGTAGCTAACTCACCAATTACTACCAACATTCCCACAACAGGCGTTGGGATGAACCCATTTTTCAGGATATTAAAATCCGCAGGTACAAACGCAAGAATTTTAACCATGGATTCTTTTTACTTCCAACAAGATTTATAGGATTATATGTCACAATATTTTATAGGCGGCGGTGGTGGTGGCGGAACTGGTGACGTTGTGGGGCCTGCTTCCAGTACCGATAACGCTATTGTGCGCTTTGATGGCACTACAGGTAAACTGATCCAGAATGGTGTTTCCATTGAAACCGATGCCGGCGAAATTCTGGCAGGAAATGGTTCCTACACTAATCCTGCGTTTAGTTTTATTAGTGATTCAACTGTTGGTTTTTATGGGGGAGTAGATTTTTTAGGTATAGCCGCATCAAATATTCCTATTGGACAATTTACAGGAACACAAAATTTTGGACTTCCAACATTTGATTTTATTGGTGCTTCTGCTCTACTAGGTTCAGTTTCAATAAATGCATCTACACCAATAACAACTAATTATAATTTACAACCATCTGATTGCTTTTTAGGTGTAACTGACACCTCTGTTCCTTTAACAATAACTTTAAATCATACTAATACCGCATATTATATCGGTCGAATGATCTATATTAAAGATGAGACAGGGGGAGCAGCAACAAATAATATTACCATCGATGGGGGTGGATTTCTCATTGATGGACAAGCTACAAAGGTGATCAATACCGATTATGGCTCATTGTTCTTGATCGGACAGGCAGATGGTAACTTTGCTACCATTGCAGATAATGCTTTGCCTGCACCTGCACAGCCATTGCAAAATTTAGGCTTTACATGGGATGGCAATGTCCCAGCTACATTTACTGTTACTTCTGCAAATGGAACTGCTCTTTCTGCCGGAAATAAAGGCTGGGTATCAATGCCTAGCAACGTGGCAAATTTATATATTGGAGAAGTGAAAAATTACGATATAACAGCAGATCAGTCTTTTACTGATACAGTTGCAGGCGACATTTCAGGGATGCTTTTTGGAGCTACTACGGGAGTAAACTGGGATGAATTTTGTCCTTTTTATATGTATGCTGTTTCAAAGTCTGATGATTCCGATATTGCGTTTATGATTTCACGGATTCCGGGTAAAACTATTTCACCTGCTGCGGGATCAATAGGAAAAGCGGGTGCAATCGTCAATAATGGAGAAGGTGACTTTTTTTCTCTTAAAAACGTCACTGTTGCCAAATATGCAGGTACATCATGCCAATGCATTGGCGCTTTTACGATGAAGATGGATGGTGCAACGGATTCATGGTATGTATCCGAAAGCGGATTAGGTTATGATTTTGGCGTAGGGGTGTTTGGGGAAAACACTGTATATAATTACCCAATGGGTCAAAATACAGCTACATCCGGGAGTCATTTTTATTCAGCAGGAACGCTTCCTGTTTTTACTGACCAAGTTGCGACCTATTCTATAACAAAAGACGGGTATCTTACATATAGTATCCGTTATTCAATTCAAACATCGGACGGAGCTGGCGGAAATCCTGTTTTCTATACTGTTCCTTTAAAAAATGGCATTGATTACTTTTCATGTATTGGAATGTATAGAGCTACTAGTACTACAGCGACTGTATTGTTATCTGCATTCCAAGATGCAGGAAATATACAAGGGCAGCTTTTTGCATCAGGATACACCGATCCTTTGTATGCCTATGATTTGGCTCCCGGAGATGCTACGGGTGTTTTAGTTATGACAATCCAATACAAATTATTTTCAGTCTAAGTAAAGCAGGTTTACATGACAACACCACTATTCCGAGAAGTCGGCCTACCAGCCAACAACATTAACAATCTCTCATATGCTGGCCCGTTGTTAGGTATTACGCCGATTATAGGTGCTGATCGTGCTCCTACATCGAACAACTACCGCTTTCCCGTCAATACATTCTGGAATAACACTGACGACCTCGCTGTTTCCCCTGATGCCAAGGGCGATCTATGGTATATGTCCAAGAAGAGCCAATACCAAGCGACGTGGGTAAAGCTGTCAGGTGGGGGCACTGGCCCTCTTCTGCAATTTACGCCAAGTTCTGGCAGTGTTGTGTTCCCTAATGCCGTCACTGGCAACGTAAACATGACTGCCGGCGCAGGGATAACGATCACGGGAACGGCAGAGACGTTAACGTTTGCTTTGACAGGCGGCGGAACTGCCTTCGATCAAATCGCGGTACAAGCGGTGACGGCGCCGGGTATTACTCCTGTAAACCCAGATGGAACAGGATTGCTCACCTTTAACGGTGCTGCTGTTGCTAATCATTCCGTGCCAGTGGAGACGCGTTCCCGTGCCCTCAACGCACTTAACCTCGAAGTCCAATATGCAACATCGGCAGCAGCAACAGACGCCACTAAGAGCGGTCTAGCGCATTTCAACAGTACCCAATTCAGCGTCGACGCTAACGGCTTTGTTGCTCTAACTGGTGGGGGAGCCGCAATTGATCAGATTGCCGTCGACGCTGCTACCGCTCCCGGGACAAATCCTGTATTGCCTTCAGGAGCAGGACAAATCACCGTGACAGGTGCGCAGGTGGCGCCTGGCGTTGTCGGTGCCAACGTGCTACGTACCGATTCACTAGCAGCTAATACATACACAATCGAAATTCAGCAAACGTCGGCCGTGGCTGCTAAAGATACGACAAAAAACGGTGTTGCCCATTTCAACAGTGCTCAGTTTACCAACGATCAAGGATTTATCAGTATTGTTGGAGGACTGCCATTTGAATCGGTTAACGTGCAACGCGTCACAGCAACAGGCGCATTTACCTACACCCCGACGGCAAACATGAAATATGTCATCGTCGAACTTGCTGGTGGGGGAGGAGGAAGCGGAGGCATCGCGGCAACGGCTGGGCAGATTGCGATTTCGGGTGCTGGCACAGGTGCAGGATATGCAAAATTCCTCCTAACAGCAGCACAAGTGGGCGCCTCATTAACGGGCAGCGTAGGTGCCGGAGGTACAGCTGGAGCGGCTGGCAATAACGCCGGCGGGGCTGGCGGTAGCACGACACTCGCGACGAGCTCGGCATGGACAGTAGCTGGTGGCACAGGTGGTGCGGGCGGTGCCGCTGGTGCTAATGCCACAGTAAACAGCGCGCCCGGTGGCACCGTGACGACAGGAACGGGAACTGTGATTCTGGCAGTAACAGGCGGACAATCGGGAGCAGCAGGTGGGACAGCGGCTTCTATTGCTGTTGGCGCCGCCGGTGGTGCAAATATATTAGGTGCCGGTGGCCCTATCATTGTTGAAGCCGTTGTTTCCAATGGTTCAAGTGGTCATGCAGGATTAGGATATGGTTCGGGTGCAGGTTCCTCCGTTGCTTACGGAACAGTCGTTGCACTAGCAGGGACAGCGGGACAAAATGGTATTGCAATATTTACGGAGTTCATCTAGTGAAAGCAAAAAAAGATCTAAAGAAAAAAGTCCTTAAGCATTTGAAAGAGGACATCCACGAATCAAAAGAGTCGATTAAAGAAGACAAGAAGCTTGCTAAAAAGATGAAAAAAAAATCGTGCTAGCGATTTATCACCGCATCGCTCAAATGGTGCGCCATCTTCTCGGTAAACCTTATTCTAAGCGGCATCAATTGCCATATGAATTGGAATGGCATGCATTCACGCAGAGAATGGCCGAAATCTACGGTTGCATCCTCTGCGTTGTTGTTGCTGCGTTATTATTCTACGCTTTGCTTAGGATCGCTACTTAGCAATCTCCAATACTCGCTGCCAGGTTTGCGGTATTGCTCCAAGTCCACGTTGCGCAATTCTGGAATCTCCTGATATGCGATATTTCCTCTCCTCGATGCTTTCATAAACGTCAAGCCGTAGCCTTTAGCTGGCATGCCGTTAGATATGATCGCCAATTGCTCTCTAATGCCCTTCTCTTCCTCGTCAAGCTCATTGCGTATCTTTTGAATGGCTCGGTACCGCTCAGCAAGTTCGCGCCATTCTAGCGTATCTATTTCCATATATGCAGACTCCGGCTTTGTGAAGGTCTGCAACGATTCCCAGAATGCTCGCGCCTTCGGCAAATAGTCATTCAAGAATTTATCATCGCGATTGATGATAACGGTCGCTCCCTCTTCCCCATTGTAGCTAAAATAGTAGCAGAGATCAACGCCAGTGACGTACATTTGATGTTGCATTTGCGATAGATAATAGGCGGGGACAATGCCGCATTTAGCTTGCTCATGCAGCTTTTCATTTCCGCATTTGATCTCAAGCAACGCTGTCTTGTCGGCATTGATGCCATCAAGTGACGCCATCATCCATTGATTTTCATCGTGAATGTAGACGGCAGGGCTGAATTTGCTGCCGATGATGTCTTCGAACGCCTTCCGCGCCTTTGGCTCCAGCGTGCTACCGCGCTTCATCGCTTCGTTGACATAGACTTCGTCAAGGCCTAGCTTCTCACGCCATAGCTTCTCAGGAGACTTGAAGCCAATGCCTAAAATGCAAGCGGCATCGCTTGCGCCAATTTTATTTGCACGCAATGCGTGCCATGCAGGGGATCCCTGTTCCGTAATAATTTCCATTTTGATATCCTTTTGGGTGTATGTGAACAATACAATAAGCAGTAGGGGAGCGGACTAAACATCCACTCCCTTTTTTTTATGCTTCGAGAATCGAATCTTCTTTCTCTAAACGAATTGTCTTCGCGTTCGATGCCCTTTCAAGCACCAACTCAAATTGATCAGCAGGTAGCTTTCCAAGCCCTCCAATGCGATAATGCATCAATACCTTGTTCAGATACGTCTTATCCCCATCGATCGCGCTATGGAGCAAATCAAGCTGTTCTTGGCTCACTGTCGCAACAGGCGCAGCCTCTTCTTGCGGAGCGTCGAAGATTCCGCGCGTTGCTTCCTCTGGTGAGCAGCCGAATGGGTCGGAGTTGTCGAACAAATTATGCAGACAGCATGGTTTATTACGGAATTCATTCTTTATCGCCTCACTTAACGGTTTGTGTGGCAATGGATTGACGACGTATTCCGTGTCGATGCCTTCGCCTTTCTTGATAACTTTGAGGTCGTAGAAGAAAGGATCACCCCAATCGCTATCGTTGCATAGCATCTCGATGCCCTTGCGGATTGACGCTTGTGTAATCTCCAGAACTTGGATGCGCTCTTCGTTGTAGTTCCATACGATGAACGCCCAGAAGTGTTTCACTGGCTTCTTGGCGTCGATGGGTTTAGATGGCTTTTGATCCATTGGGAATCGGATAGGAACTTTTTTCCCCTCAACAGTATCCCAGTCCTCCCATCCGATGACAGGCTGGCTCAAGATGCGGAACTTATTCTCACCCTCTGCCATCTTCATGTATCCACCGCTTGAACGCGGGGCTTCGTAATTTTCTGGTAAAAATGATATTTTCATAATGTTTGCCTTGTTGTTGGTTTTGTTTGTTTTAAGCATATCACGCTCAACTAGCTGCGTTTGGTGGCGCAGTCACCTAGGAGACTATTGATATATTCGAAAATATAACACATGAAACATTTATCCGCAACAAGAAACATTGATAAAAACAATCACATGATGTAAAATCTTCGCCAAAAGGAGTTATCACATGCATATAGCATTTTATTTGATGAAAAATAAAATTTTAGCAAAAGATTTTGCCGCCAAACTTGGCATCAACAAGATTTATTTTCAGAATCTTATCAATGGTCGTCTCATTCCAGGTCGTTCGCTACTCAAAGTCATTGAAGCTGAAACTAAGGGACTTGTGACAGAGAAGGATTTCTTAAATCCTGAGAATGAGTACTTTAACATATATGGTAAGCGCAAAGTCGAAGTTTCTAAGGGAAAACCTAGCAAGAAGGTAAAAGATTTTGACAAATTGTGAGTTGAAAGATTAGCATTCGGGGAAATAAAAATGGCTCTGTACCGCGTCTAACGGTAACAGAGCCTGAGACGGACGCCAATCCGATCTAAATTTAATTCAGGGAAGAATTAATATCAAGAGTCTAGCAAATAACCTGAGAAAAAAGCAATCTTAAGGAATTTGTTAACACGGATTGGCGTCCTTAACCCAATGAGGACTACCCAATGTTACCCAACGAAAAAATCATCCCTCTCCAATCATCCAATAGCGTACACGAAGAAGTTGCACCTTACAACGTGGAGACGCCACCCATGCAGAAACATTCGAAAGGTTTTATCCAATTGCCTAGAGAAATCCTAGAAGACTCTCGATGGCAGTCATCCCGATTAAGGTATCAAAAAGTTTTCCTGACAATTTGCATACATGCCATTTACGGATCACCAAAATCATTTTCTGTCGGTTCAACCCTTATTCAAGTGGAACCTGGCCAATTCTGTTTTACGGAAAGAAGTTTGGCAGAGCTTTGTAATCAAGGTGTTGTATTTGAAGAAGATATGGTTGATAAAAGCACAGTTAGACGTGCGATTGAGTACTATTCTTCATGCGATTTTTTGAGTCGACAAGTGAACCACGGAAATCGCCAAAATGGCAAAAAAGTGAACCAACAAGTGAACCACCAAAAATCTATAGTAACAGTAAAACACTTAACGACTTGCGAAATTCAAAAACACAAGAGTGAACCAACAAGTGAAGTACCAACGAACCACCAGCGAACCACAAAAGAAAAAGATATAATAAAGGTAATACCTAAAAAAGAGAGAATACATCATGCACCGGCTTCGCCGGATGCGGTTGATCTTTTTTCTTTTTTCCAAGAATCTAGAGAAAAACATTTGCCCGATGTGAAGAGGGTCATACCGGCAAAGCAGATGGAATATTTTGACAAGTTGCTAAAGCATCACGAACCCGAAAAAATTCGGCGTGTAATAACTTTTTCCCATACGGATTCCTTTTGGATGCGCCTTGTTCACTTACCTTCCTATCTTCACAAGAAATTTGACACTTTAGCCATTTCCGAAAAATGCCCAGCTGGAAAGAAAAGTTCCGTTAAGGTCACGGGAACATCGGAGTATCATAATGCATTTTAAGGCACTTTCCAGCCTCACCAAGAGCGTTTTAGAAGAAGTTAGACCCAAACCCCTAATGGACTATGCGGGCGTCGTACACGAAGGCTATGTGAGTCGTAGAATCATTTCTCCGGAAAATTTTATTTGTCCTCGTTGCAAAGGAAATCAGAGTTTTGTTTGTCCCGATGCTATTGAAAAAGATAAATTTCTCTCTTGTGCAATGCGAGATTGTATGGCCAAAAATGCTAAAATCTTTGATGTTCGACCGAATATTCCTGAGTTATCAGACGTAGGCGTACCCGATGAATTTCATCATGCTAATTTCATGGAATGTAAGCGGGATGATAAAACACTCGCTGTCATGCGTAACTTTTGCAATCAGAACCAAGGCATCATCGTTTTTGGAGGTGAGCCAGGAAGGGGTAAGACATATTCCGCTTGTGCCATGTTGGATTATTGCCTAAAAAGTGGGGAATTCGGGCGTTATGTATCCTACAGCGATTTATTTCAAAAGCATAAAGCAATATTTTCTTCTGGTGGAAATGAACTGTCATTGTTGGAAACTTTGCAACAAGTCAACGTTCTTGTCCTTGACGATTTAGGAACCAGACCCCCAACGGAATCTTTTTCAGAATTTATTTTCTTTTTGATAGATAGAAGGAAGACAAGTAATAATTTAAAAACAATTATTACAACAAATCGCACATCGCAAGAGATAGAAGCAATGTTCGGTTCTGCCTTTGTTTCTAGAATTCTATCAGGAATTTGCCTCAAATTTGATGGCGTTGATTTGAGAAGGAGGGCATTTTGATAATCACAATCCCAATCCGCATCCAAAGCCCTAACGTAACGGAGCATTGGCGCGTTAAGCATAAGCGGAATAAGCTCCATGCCATGCTCATAAGATCGGAATTGTCAAAGGTGGCAAAGCCCGCGCTGCCTTGTGTTGTCACGCTGACGCGAAGGGGAGTGGGGCAGATGGACTTCGACAACGTAGTTTATTCTTTGAAACCAGCGAGGGACACGCTAGCCGATTGGCTATTGCCTGGCCTCGCGGCAGGCCGCGCCGACGGCGATGAGCGCATAACTTGGCATTACAAGCAGGAGCAGGGCTACCCCTATGCCCTCATCATTGAAATAAATTCTATTACCTCGTAAGTTTCCGGATATAGAGGTAATTTGGCCGCCTAGCGCTGTGTTAGGCGGTCGTTTAATTGTTGCGGAACCAATTGTTGTACAATTTGCTTGTGTTGAAATTTAGCAGATAGATCTCATCAGTGCTAAAATCATCAAGCAAGCGATGCGCTGCATACTTATCCGCCTTCCAAGCAGCGAAAATGCAATCGTAAATTAAATACTTTACTTCATTGTCACCCGTTAGCCCAAGCTTCTTGTCGATCGCTTCATAGATGCCATCAACATATTCTTGAAAGTCAGGATCGTCAGTCTCGCGATCATAATCGGGATCGTTATACGGCGATATCATTTAGCACCTCCTATTTTAAAATCGTGATAAATGCACTTTACAGCATCTCTAATCGCATAACTACATATTGGTTGACTCCAACCACTCTTTCTTAAACAACAGCCTCCAATGAGCTGTAATCATCGTTTAACGCCATCTTGAGCTTTTCTATCTCTGCCAAGCTCCTATCAAGCTCCCATTGCCACATTTCGAGAGCCTCTCGCAACTCTCGTTCATAGTCTAGCTCTTCCATGATAACCTCACTTGTTGTATGTTTAACAATATATCACACATGCAACATGTCCGCAACAAAAAAGATGATTGAATCTAATTAAAATATTCGCCACTATCAAGCTATGACTTTAGGAAACACTCAATTCGTC